ATGGCCGTGCCGAACTTCTTGTTCATGATGCCTTCGAGAAGCGGCATCACCTTGTCGGTAGCCAGCTTTCCGGCCGTGGCCATCTCTCGAACCTTGCCCTGAGAAACGCCCATAGCCTCCGCGAGAAGACCGATAACCGGAAGGCCGTTGTCTGCCATCTGGTTAAAGTCTTCAAGCCCGAGCTTGCCGTTTCCGAGAGCCTGGGACAGGGCCCCTAGAACGTTCTCGAAGCTCTCGCCCGAAACACCCATAGCTGAAGCGGCATTACCCCACGCCGTAAGGTGCGGGATTACGTCCTTCGCTGCGACACCAACACCCTGAAGCTTCACCGACGCATTGGCGAGACCCTTGAAGTCAAACGGGCTGTTAGCCGCGAACTTCTGAAGGTCGGCCATGTGCTCTTTAGCCTTGTCAGCACTGCCCGTCAGGGTCTTAAAGGCAACCTGAATCGTCTCGGCATCGGCCGCGGCCTTGAATGCGGAAACGCCGACCACGCCAGCGGCGGCACCTACGCCGGCCGCAGCTGTAGCCCCGAAGGCCGCGAGACGGCCCCCCATGCCCGACAGGGCACCGGAGAACCGACCCGTGCGGTGTTCCAGATTCTCGGCATCCGAACCGAGCTGACGAAGGGCATTCTGAGCCTGGTTCGCGTTGCCCACAACGACAACGCGAAGCGTCCTCTGATCGCCCGCCATTACAACCCCCGGTTAGCGTTGAATTCGTTCATGTACTCGCAGAAAGCGCGATACTCGGCCGCAGTCATGCGGCGCACTTCGCCGGGAGTCATGCGGTAGAAATGGCAGAACGCGGCCCGCTCTTTTAGGCGTTCTGCCCGTCCTCGTTTCCCTGGTCATCCACGCCGACCAGTTCGAGAGCGGAAACGCGCACGTTCCGTGCGTCGTCAAGAGAGAAGTCCGGCTTCTCGGCACGCTGCGAAATCCAGATCAGGGCCTTAAGGGCCTTCGTGGAAATCTGCGTCTGAAGCTCGGGGCGGCCCTTCTCGTCGAGAACCTTCTTCCCCTCGGCGTCGAGAACCGGCTTCGGCTGGAGAACGTCATAAAGGGGCTTCCCCACAACGTCCTCAAAGTCTTCGAGATCACCGATGGTGAGAACGTCAGGGTCAATGCGAAGCGCGACAGTCTCGGGCGTGCTCATTCTGGGAATGCCTCCTGTGTAATGCGGTCGATAGCCCGCATGTATTCGTTGATAAGCTCAGGGCCCTTCTCCCGGATCGCAGGGTGAAGGAAGTAACCGGGACCGCCGCCCCAACCGCCCCACTGATTGCCGCGCCATGGGCGGAAACCGCCGACAATGCGGCCCCTATGGGTTCGCTTCTTCGCGCCGAATTCGGCGCCGAGGGCGTAAGGCTTGCGGGCAGAACCGAGGCGGATAGCCGCATAGTTCTGTGTCTTGGTAGCCCTGAGAGATTCGGCCGCCGACTTCTGCTGTCGGCTAAGCCCACCGGCTTTCGACTTCGCCGCATCCGCTAGCTTGTCGGCAACGTCGAAGTTCGCCTGTTTCACTTCATCGCGAAGACCGTCAGCACCGATCCGCGCGAGAGCACGGGTGAACTGGCCCAAGCCTTCAACATTTGCGGCATAGCCATGCTGAGGCATGGGCCAGAACCCCCGGATTCAATGCTAGTTACAGGGCAAAAAAAGAGACCCTTACTGAAGAGCCTTGTAAGTGATCGTGACCGGGGACAGGGTTCCGTCCGTCAGGGCGATACCGGAAAGGTCATGCTCGACCACTTCGAGGCCGCCGACCGTGACCGGGCCCTCATCGAAGCGCGCGAACGGCATCTGAACCTTGAACTGCGTACTGTCCGGCCCATCCCAAAGAACGGTTATATCGGCCACCGCACCACTCGCAATCGCCGAAGCGACGCGCTGAACGTGCGTAGTGCCGCTGAACTCGCCCTTGATCGACCACTCGTACTTGCGAAGGTCGGACTCCAGCGGCTCACTCTTCTTACCGCCGTTGCGGATGAAGTACCGGTCATCCTTGAGACCGTTGGAAGCCTTCAGGGAGAAGTCGGAGATGTCGAAGGACGAACCGCCCACGGTGACCGTGCCGCTGTTGAAGCTGAAGAGCTTCGTGTTCGCCACATACACCGGGGTCGCCAGGACATAGGCGCCAGTGCCGGCCCCGATCGTCTCCTTCGCGAAGTCCATCGTCAGAGACAGATTCAGAAGCTCGTCAACCGCGTTGGAAAGCTCCCACTCCTTAACCTTGCCACCCTCGTACGTGAAGGGAATCTTCGTACCGGTGTTGTCGACACGGCCAACCTGAGCCGTAAAGCTCTTGCCGTTCAGGTCGCCCAGGGTCGCCGTGTGCGTGATGAAGCCACCGGACGGGGCACCCGAAGAAAGGCTTCCCATCATGTGCTTAAGCCAGAAGTCGAAGCCCTTCGACTGGACTTCAAGCTTCACGTCACCCTCGGCGCCCTTCGGGTTCGTCGCGAACCGGTCGGAACGAAGGACACGGGTACCCGCACGAATCGCTTCGGAGTCAATCCGCTCGTACTTGCCCTCAATGCCCTCTTCGGTGAACTCATAGAAGTTCGTCGGAAGCACCGCGGTTCCGTACGTGCTCTCATCGATCACGCCGAAGTGTGAATCATGGATAGTCGGCATTACTTAGTCTCTTCCTTCTTCGCCTTAACTTCCTGCCAACCCTGGCGAAGAAGCGCCGACGCAATCTCATCGTCTGCGACCTCGACAGGCTCGCCCTTCACGGCGGTAACGCCGAGGGCCGGAACATCGACCGCCGAGTAAGGGCCGTCATAAGCAACGGTCTTCAACTCAAAGCCTCGCCTTCACGCGTACAGTGCTTTCCAACTGGCCCTCATAGGCTTGATCGGTGGGAAAGCTGGAAACCTTCTTCGGAATGAAGTCCGAAGTCACTACAGACTGAACGCCGAGGTTCGGCTTCGCCTTCATGCCGTCCTCGATACCAGCGGCCATCCGCTGAAGCTCGGACTCGACCTCTTCGGCCGTAGCCCCCGAGATTTGGGCGTTCACAACAAGGCTGATTTCGAAGACCTCTTCCCGGCTTCGGTTCGTAACCCATTGGGAGTCGGGCCAATGAATCTCACCGACGAACACCCAACGGCGTTCGGGGTCGCGCACCGGGTAACCCCACGTGACCTGATAGCCAGAGAGAGCAGGAAGGGCCCGGATCATGTCCCGAAGGGCGCCCTTAAAGGCAAACGCGTTCGTACTCATCGGGCCGTCCCGAGCACGTCATAGAAGACGCTGAACTTCCAACGCTTAAGCGTTGCGTCGACCTCGGGGATACCCGTCTCGTAGCCGTTCCGGCCAGGGGTGGCCAACGTGAAGTTGCCACCTTCAGCCGCGACGAAGGCCGTAGCCCTGTCGGGGATACCGCTTCGCTGGGCAGTCAGGAGAGAGCGCAACCGGAGAAGCCCGGCCCGCTTCACGTCCTCGGGCACCTGGCCGTGGCCGTAGGTGAAGGTGACCGTGTACCGGTCGCCGTCCACCAGGCCATAGGGGGCCCGAACGAACCCCATACGGTCGACGGACCAGCCCGCGGTGTCGACGGCCCCCGAGGGGCCCTTGACGGCCACCAGGGCGGCCACATCGAAGAAGCCGAGGAACAGACTCGGACTGTCGTCTGCCTCGACCTCGACCGAGGCCGTACGCGGCACGAACGACCGCCCCGTGATCACCTCGAACTCGTCTTCAACGACTTCGCGATAGTGGCGGATGTCCGCCGTAGGGAAGCGAACCGTGTCCGTCAGGTCAACGTCCGACTTGCGGGCCTCGGGGATGGAGAACAGGAAGGCCCCGACCACTTCGAAGGCTTCCGTGTCCGTAGCCGTAGTGCCGGCCACCCATGAAGCCGTGTAAACGCCCTGCGTCTGCATGGGCACCGTGACAGACCACGTCGTGCCCGAGCTGGTCGCCGAAGTCGTGTAAACGGTCGCCCCGTTGGCGTCCCGTACGGTCACCGTCACGGCAGGGACGACTAGGGCCGCCTCATCATCGAGAAACACATGTGTCAGGGGGATAGCCCTGCCGCTCAGAAACCGCACAACAACCCCTTACGCGGCCTTCCGCGGCCTACCGGGGCCCCGCTTCTCGGGGGCCTCTACAGCGCGCGTCTCGCGCGTCTCTGCGGCCTTCTCGGCCAGGACTTCCGCGCGCTTGTCGTTCAGGAGAGACACGGCCAGGCCCTCGGGGAGGTCGACCACGTCGCCCACGCTCGGGAACTTCTCGCCGTTCAGCTGTCCCGAGTTGGGCTCAAGAATGCGAACCTTCACAACCACTCACTTCCGTTGGAATGACCAAAGGGGCCCCCAGAAAGGGGGCCCCTAGAACCACTTACGCGGTAACGGTCAGAGCCTTGACGGAAGCGGTGTCGAACAGGTCGCCGCTGCCCCTCCACGTGATCTTGAAGGCCACCACGTCACGGTCATAGCCGTACTCGTCGGAACGCACGACCCGCAGGTTCTTGACCTGACGGATCAGGTACTTCGAGGGGTCGCCGTAGACGAGAACCTTCGCGCCCGCACCCGAAGTCACGACGTTCGGGTCCGTGAGGATCGGAGTACCGAGGATCGTGTCAGGGGCGCCGGCCTGAACGGACGGCTGCCACAGGTAGTTGTTCGTGGTGTCCTTAAGCTTCCGCAGCGACTGCACCGCAGTGTCCGAGGTCATGAAGACCGCGTTCTTCCGGTACGGGCGAAGGATGGAGTGCTGAAGGTCGATCAGGTTGTCAGTGGTGACACCCGCCAGGTTCGCGGCGTTGATCGCGCCCGTAGAACGGGTGATCCAGCCCCACGGCTTACCGGTGCCGTTACCCACCAGAAGATCAGCCATGACCTTATCGGCGACAGCCTCGCCCGCGTCCTGAGCCAGGATGCTCAGAATGTCGAGCTGAGAGTCATCAACGATTTCGTTCGTGGCCTCGACGATCACGCCGTACTTGTAGGCGCCGATAGCCGTGGTGGTCCAAGACTCGTCGCTCTTGCCGTAGGCCACGTTCTCAGCGACCTGAGCCGCGGTCGGTCGACCGTTCTTCACCGGGTACTGAAGCGTCTCACCGGAACCGGTGGTGAGGGTCCGGGCCTTCGAGAAGAAGTCGGACCGGACGCGCATAGCCTCAATGACCTGAGCCACAAAGGTAGTCGCGAAGGTGTTACCCGCGTTCGCGGCAGAACCAGAGGTAGCGGTACGAAGGTCGAAGTCCGCTTCCTTCATCTCGCCACGCGCGACCGCGCGCAGCTCGGCCGCCTCGTCCACCTGGCCGGAACGGCCCTCGGGAGTCATGCCGGGCACCACCAGGCCGCCCGCGCGGTCGGCCAGGGAGCGAACCTCGGCCTCACGCTCGCCACGCTCGACGGCGTCCCGGGCCTCGGCCTCAAGACGAGTCAGGTCACGGTCGATCCGCTCGGTACGCTCCCGCTTCTCAGCGTCAGAGAGAACCGCGTCCGAGTCGATGGAGCGAAGCTCGGTCACCAGTCGTGCGCGCTCTTCAAGCGCAGCGTTCGCCAGAGCAGCGAAATCCATTGCTAATCCAATGCTAGGTTCGGAGGAAAAAAAGAGAGCGACCTAGAGCCGCGCTGCACGAAGGGCCAGGGTCACGGCTTCGTGATCCCGAATGTGCAGATCGAGGGGAGGAGTCCGCGCTTCAGTCGTGAGCGCCGGAACTTCAACCTCGCCCCGAATAGCGGCCCGGATCGCTTCGGGCGAATCCAGCCGCGCAAGGGGAATGCCTCGCTTCTCGGCGAGAAGTTCGAGAGCACGAGAACCGACACCCGAAGTGGAGTCGGTATAAGCCGGGTACGTGACCGGGCTTACGTCAAAGAGGCTGACTCGGGTCAGAGTCCGAAGCGGAAAACCGTCATCGTCCTCGGTCCACGAATCGCCATCAGCCCGCACTTTGAAGCCGAAGCTCGACTGACTCACGTCGCCGCGTTCCATGGACGTAGCCAGGTCCCGCGCGTAAGTCGTATCGGGCATGTCGACTTCGTAGTGAAGGCCCGTGCTGTCCTCGGACAGGCGAAGCGTGTTGCTTCGGTTCCTGCCGAGAACAAGGTTCGGGTCATGGTTGTAAAGGGCCCGAATGTCATCGGACTGAATCGCTTCCGAGGTCGCCCCGAGGGCGACTCGTTCACGGAAGCCGCCGAGATTCCCGGAACGCGCATCCCACTTGAGCGCGTAGCCGTAGAAAGCGAAGGACTTGCCTTCGCTTCGAATCTCAAACTCGGTAGGTACTGACCTACGCTCCAGCATCATTACTCCCCGGGGGTGCGTTCTGGTCCTGCTGATTGGGTTGCGGATTCGCGTCTTGGTTGGGATCCGCATTCGGATCAGCGGGGGTCTGCGGTACCGGGGGAAGGGCGCCGG